AGCTTTGCAAGGGGCGGGAAGATTTTATCCGCCCTGTTTATATAGCAATTCTCAAGCCTCAAGTTGATGAGCATGGCAATGAGAAGGTGGGTAAGAAAACTGGTAAACCATTAATGCGATATTGCAAATACAAGGAGATTCCGAAATGAGCTACCACCAACCATACACCATGAACGGCAACCGTTCGGTAAAGGTTAAAGGCTTTATGGGTTTGCCGCGCAGCCTTAATGTCGTCATGCGAAAAGTCAAAGGCGGCTATCAGGTCGGAATCATGCCCGACGGCTACAACAAGGTCACATACCGACCCGACAAGACAAAGCGGGCGCAGTTGGAGAATGTCCAAGTTTTCAAATCGGAATCTGACGCGCGGGTCTATATGGATAGTCTTTTGGCGGGTGGGTTATGAAGATTCGATGTTCATCCATTGCCGACATCATCGGCAAGCCAAAAACCAAAGGCGAGACCATCACGGAGACCGCCAAATCCAAACTGATTGAGATGGCAAAGCGCGAACTGTTCGGCTTTGAATCTTTCGACGGCAACGCCTATACCGAAAAGGGCGACCTGATGGAAGAAACCGCCGTCAAATACAGCGGCTTGGTACGCGGTAAAGAGTACCGAAAAAACACTGAACGGCGCGTCAATGACTGGCTGACGGGGGAGTGTGATATTCACGATTCAGACGACCGTCTGATTGTTGATACGAAGTGTTCATGGGATATCGGGACGCATCCATTCTTCCACAACGAGGCCGAAAAGAAAGCAGTCAAAGCGGGCTACGACTGGCAAATGCAAGGCTATATGTGGCTGTTTGATTGTGACCGAGCCGATATTGATTTTTGGCTATTGCCCACGCCCGAAGATTTGCTGAAACCGTGGGAAGACCGTGAGAAATACATCGACCTCGTGGAAGCCATCCCGATTGAGAAGCGCATCACGACCGTAACCGTCATGCGAGATGAAGAAAAAATCGAACTAATCAAAGAGCGCGTAACAGCCTGCCAAGCCTATTACGAAACACTTTTGAATCAATACAGATAAGGATTTTAAAAATGAGTATCGCCCAAAACCAAGCAGTAGCCCTTGCGAAACAATTCAACATTCAAGGCGACCCGCAAGAGCTTGTTCAAACACTCAAGGCAACCGCCTTTAAAGGCAATGCGACAGACGCACAATTTAATGCCCTGATGATTGTATCAACGCAATACGGCTTAAACCCATTCACAAAAGAGATTCACGCATTTCCCGATCGACACAATGGCATCACGCCAGTTGTCGGTGTGGACGGCTGGGCAAGAATCATCAATAGCCATCCGCAATTTGACGGCATGGAGTTTACTGCCGACGCGGAAAGCTGCACTTGCAAAATCTACCGCAAAGACCGAAGCCATCCAACGACCGTAACCGAATACATGGAAGAGTGTAAACGCAATACCCAACCGTGGAACGACCTCCCGCGCCGTATGCTCCGACACAAAGCCATGATTCAAGCTGCGCGCTTGGCGTTTGGTTTTAGTGGAATCTATGACGAAGACGAGGCGCAGCGTATCCAAACGCCTGAGACGCCCAAAGAAGTAAAAGCAGACCCTGAGTTAGATGGTCTGATTGCTGACGGCGAAGCGGCGGCAAACAAGGGCATCGAGGAATACAAAAAATGGTTTACCGATATTGGTGCCGCAGGTCGTCTGAAGCTGGGCAGTGAGAACCATGAACGGTTTAAGCAAATTGCCGAAAACACTATTACGGCTAACGTAGTAGAGCCAACCAAGCCCACGCCGACCGAAGAAGAGTTTTCGGCATTGGTGGAGGCAGTATCTACCGGCATGAAAGAAGTTTCCGAAGTGCTGGAAACCTACAACCTGACTGAAGAGCAAGCAGCGGAAATCAACGCCCTGTAAGGAGCCGTCATATTCGCAGTTTTCGGCAAATGCCGTCCCGAAGAAGAAAAACGGCGGCGGCTTGTGTATGACAAGACAGATGACAAATGGTACGAGGACAGCAGGAAATGGAAGCGGTTAAGCAACAGCCGCTACAAAATTAGCCCTGAGTATTCGTCTATCGAGACCGCCGAAGAGTTTATCAGGCTGTCAGCGGGTAATCCCGACATCCACATAGTTGGAATCAGGCAGGCGCAGGAAGTGAACGGGCGAACCGTTTGGAAGCCTGTCAAAACAGTTTTAAAAGGAAGCAAAAATGCTGAATAAAGTAATTTTAATCGGGCGTTTGGGCAAAGACCCTGAAGTCCGCCATATGCCTAACGGCGAAGCTGTCTGTAATTTCAGCGTCGCCACCAGCGAAAGCTGGAAAGACAGCAACGGACAGAAGCAGGAGCGTTCCGAATGGTATAACATCACAATGTATCGCCGCCTTGCTGAAATCGCCGGGCAATACCTGAAGAAAGGTAGTCAGGTGTATTTGGAGGGGCGTATTCAAAGCCGCAAATACACCGACAAAAACGGCATCGAGCGCACGGCATACGACATCATCGCCAATAATATGAAGATGTTGGGCGGTAATAGCCAAGCAACGCAGGAACAACCAAAACAAGTACCGGCCGCGCCTGTTGAAGATATTGATGATGACGTGCCGTTTTAGGAGTGAGACATGACGCAACAATTTAAATTCGGCGACATTGTAAGGTGCGAAGATTATCCGAAAATAGGCGTTGTTATAGGTCTAGAAGAGGATATTAATATAGCCGCAGTTGTATTTGATGGACTTTTTTACCCGCTTTACAGGAGCATAACAGACCTTGAGCTTATCCCACACCCTGACACCGTGCGGCTTAACTGGCTGTTAAAGAATGATTGTGCTTTAACAGAAAGGCTTTGTGATGAAGATGGCGATATTCTTGACACCCCAAATGCCGTTATCCAAAAGCAAGAAGACCATTTTGAGGTATTAGCCGCCACAAGTAACGACATCCGTGAAGCCATAGATGTTGCTATGGCACACATCGAAAGCAAACGATAACAACCACAGGCAGACGGCTTAAAACGCCCGAGCCGTTGAGAGGACGGCAATTAGCGAGGAAACAAAATGCAAACAGTAGCAGCAACAACAAAGCCGACGGCAAGCCAAATACTTGCCGCCAAGCGAGCAGCAAAAAAAACAACGCAGCAAGAGCGCGCACTGAAACGCGCTGGGGCAGTAAAAAACGTTGACCGAAACCGCCTATCCACTTTGTCAAAAGTGCAAAAAGAGAACATCGCCGAGATGTTGTCAGGCGTGAAAGTGTCAGAAGATGAAGCGGTAACGTGTAGCATCAAGATGTGGCTGTCGTTGCAAGATATGCGCTATGCCTGCAATCAGGAGTTAATCAACTTCGCCGAGCATATCATTAAGCAGTGTCAGCGGCTTGGCTTGTACTGCAACACAGACGACCCCGCGAACGATAAAAGCGTGGAGTTTGCCTGCCGTGAAGCGTCGCAAGCGGTCGCAAAATGGGCTAAAGATTTTGACGACCTTAGCCCGAATCAGCGTCAACTCGTGTTGCTCCCCCTGTCTAATCTCTTCGCCGCGTATGAAGAGTTTTTGAAAGACGCGCCGGTTCGCTTGATTGCCGAAGTATCCACATACTCAATCGCCGTCAGCGTTACCAAAAAATCCATGACGTTTTTGGAGCTTGATGGCGGTTTGATTTCAGCGGTTGATAAGGTCGTCAACGGTAGCGATTCCCGCGCGGAAGCCCGCCGCCTGAAGATGCCCTATGCCGAATTTACAGACCGAATCTTACACGCTGCAAACCTGCTTTACGATGTAGGCATACACGCAGATTCGGAGTTATCGGCGATGTACGGCAAGCCGCTGAATCCTGTACGCCCGCAGCGTATAGGCGACGTGCGGCAACCGATGATGAAAATGCTTGTTGCAAATAAGGGCGGCGCACTGGTTCAAGCCGTCAAGGATTCGGAAAACATTATCCGACATTGCGACAGCGGCACCGGCTTCAGTTGTTTCGACTGGACTAAGCATTTCAAACGCGCCGCAAACCTGATTGGACTTGTGCGACAGGAAGCAGCGGCATGAAAGAGCTAACCTATGGCAGCGTTTGCAGTGGAATTGAAGCGGTATCCGTTGCGTGGGACGGGTTGAATCTAAAGCCGATATGGTTTTCTGAAATCGAACCTTTCCCATGCGCGGTATTAGCGCATCATTACCCGACTATCCCAAATCACGGCGACATGACCACATTACCGGAGCGGATTTTGTCAGGCGAAATTGAGGCACCGGATATATTGGTCGGTGGCACACCTTGCCAGGCTTTTTCGGTTGCCGGTTTAAGAAACAGCCTGAATGACGAACGTGGAAACCTAACGCTTGTTTTTGTAAGGATTTTAAATGCAATCAACACTATTCGACGACGTTCCGGACTGCCCGACGCAGTCGTCCTATGGGAAAACGTCCCCGGCGTCTTATCAACACGAGACAACGCCTTTGGATGTTTTTTGGCAGCTTTGCTTGGAGAGTCCAAAGAGCTTGTCCCAACAGGGGGAAGGTGGACGGGTGCAGGTATTGTGCGTTCGGACGAATGCGAAATCGCATGGCGAATCTTGGACGCCCAATATTTCGGAGTCCCCCAACGCCGCCGAAGAGTGTTCCTTGTGGCAGGTAGTCGAGACAGACGTGTCGCCGAAATACTATTTGAGCGACCGGGCGAAAGCGGGAATCTTGAACAGGGCAGGAAAAAGGGGGAAGAATCTTCCGCCTTTATTGAAAGCAGCTTTGGAACATATCGAGAATCCGATGTTAGTGGCACAGTAAAAAGAACAGGTGGCGCGCTGTCTGGTGGGAGTGAAACATTAATCATCAACACTGGCGCATCATTCTTGGATTTCCCCAAAGTACGAAAACTGACACCTGTTGAATGTGAGCGTCTGCAAGGACTCCCGGATAACTACACTCGGGTTTCTTGGCGAAACAAACCGGCTGAGCAATGCCCCGACACGCCGCGATACATGGCAATCGGCAACAGTATGGCGGTTCCGGTCATGCGGTGGATTGGGGAAAGGGTGTGTAAGGCATGAAAGACTTAATAGCCGCAATCCTGATAGCCGTAGTCGTCATGGCTATCGAGCTATCAGGAATCCCGAACGGGGCGACGCAGATAAACGAATATCAGAAAGGGCAGATGAAGTGACAATTTCGCACGAGTTGCGCCAGCTATCGGCGGCGATAGATTATCTAAGCAGAAAACGGGGCGAACTTTTAGACGACCTGAAAGCGCACCCCGAAAAACACGGCTGCCCGTATAGAATCGGGCAGAAATTTAAAACGCAGGATGGCGCGGTTTACAAGGTTGAGCAAATCAACGTCTTAACCTATCCAAGCGCAGAAGGCATATGCACCTACTACCAAGCGCAGGCGGTAAACCAAAACAAGCCGCATGACCACAAAGAATACACCGTACAGATTAAATAGGACTTAAAAAATGAACATTGAAAAAATCATTAATTGGTTCAAGGCAGCAAAACCAAATCCGACAGAAAAAGATAAATCCACCCAAATTGGAGCGCATTTTGAGGAAGTTTCAGAAATGATGTGGGCGCTATCTTGCAACAATATAGCAAACAAAACATATGAAGTTTCAGAAGAATTTTACGCATGTAGTGCTATCAATAAAGATATTGATGGCGGGTTTTTAGAATTGCCTAAAAACTGGGAAATCGACCTGCTGGATTCCCTTTGCGACCAAATCGTAACAGCAATCGGCGTGGGCTATATGATGGGCTTTGACATGGTCGGCGCGCTGAAAGAAGTCAATTTATCAAACTGGAGTAAATTTGACGAAAACGGCAATCCAATCTTTAACGAGAACGGGAAAATCGTAAAAGGCGAAAATTACTTTAAACCCGACCTTGCGAAGTTTGTACGAGGCGACAATGCGCCGGCGGCTGAATAACTACCAATCCGACAGGCGGCGTAAATACCGCCTGATGAAAATACGAAAGGCACAAAGATGAAAATTGATTTTGAAAATAAATTTGTAATCAAAACAGTAGATAATATTTTTTTAATACTATTTTTGTTCCCATTAGCTGTATTAGTATTTTCATCTTTTACAGCTCTTGTATTATTAATTTCGGCGCGTATTTTTTTCTTTCTGGTACTTCTGACGTTATATCCTATTCTTTTGATTTTGAAGAGATTATCTAGTGGTAAATATGATCCAGTAAGTCCCTTCAAATATGCAAAATCAACTATCAAACCCGCCAATAGCTTCTTTCTTGATATTTTAGATTTTTGCTTATATTGCAAGCAATAAAAGGATTTTTGAATGTACCTCACAGCCCAAGAATGTGCCGACCTGCTACACGTTAAACGCGCAACATTCGTTAATCAGACTTGCAAACAGGCAGACTTTCCAAAGCCGTTTGTAATTTCGCCGCGCAAACGTTTATGGCCGAAAGCAGAAGTACACGACTTTATCCGCCGCCGCCGTCAGAAATAGAGAAACCGCCGTAACAGGCGGTTTTTTTCAATCCAGCAAATCAGCAAGTTCCCCAATATCAGGGTTATAGTACACGTTCAGCAATATGCGTAAATCCTTATGACCGCTGATTTTTGCCAGTTGCATAGGTTCGACTTTCGCCGCCATGCGCGTCAGTGCCTTGTGTCGCGTATCGTGAAAATGGAAGGCCTCAGCCCCATCAACCTTTGCCCTTGCACGCCTGAACATCACATCCAGCGTGTGAGAGCTTACATCAAACACAGACCCACTCTCAGACCGTGGTAGTCTATCCAATATTGCCATAGCCTTTTTAGACAGCGGCACGTCTCGACTACTACCGTTTTTTGTCATTGGCAAATGCACCACACGCCTACTCAAATGCACATCACGCCACATCATATTACAGATTTCCCCGGCACGCATGGCCGTCTCAATCGCAAACAAGACAACCAGTCCGATACGTTGCTTAGTAGTAATTATCGGCACGCCGTCCGCAACGCCAAGTTCACGCACAACGGCCAAGACAATATCGTCAGACGGTATGTAGTTCCGCGCCTTTCCCTTGCTTGGACGTCTGATTTGCAGCAGTGGATTAGATGGCAAAACCCCCCATTCCTTTACCGCCATTTGGCATACAGCAGAAAGGGTTTCCAGTTCGCGTCTTACTGTTGCGTCCTGCACTTCTTTTTTCCGATTATCTCGCCACTGGGCAAAATGATACGGGCGCAGGTCGCTGACCTTAATATCAGCCAGCTCAGACCGTAGCGCACGGTTCAGCCGGTACGTTTCCGCCCTGCTACCTCGCTTCCCCGGAGTGATTTCATCGCGGTATCGTTTCAGCAAATCGGCAAAATAAAGGCTTTTAGGCGCATTGCCCTGAACGCCGTCTAAAATTGCCGCCTCAGTCCGCGCCGCCCATGCGACAGCATCGGATTTTAAAGTAAATGTTTCAGACTTGGTAACACCTTTTAGGCGCACCTTGACACGGTATTTGCCGTTCCGTTTTTCGATTGTTGCCATCGGTATCAAACTGGGACAATTTAGGGACACGGTATTATATGCCATAATAAACCATAACCAATTCTAATCAACAATAACTAACCTATATCATTCTGTTTTATTTACAAAATATATTTAAACTGACGCTAATCAATCATAATAAATTATCTGTTTAATCGCACTCCGTCCGCACCAACATACAAAAACGCTTAGAAATTCT